TTGACCAAAAACTCGTAATAGGTCGTGGCAGCTACACCAGCGGGGCCGGTAGCAGTATCAGGCACAACATCAATTACACGAACTGGCAACGTATTGGTCGTGGCGGCTGAAGTGCCGTCAATACCGTAATACGAGTCACCAGTGGCGGTCGAACCCGTAGCAACAGAAATTGCCACGTTTGAGCCAACAATTGCGCGGGAGAACGCATTGGGGACAGTAGTCTGACCATTGGTTGCAACAACCCGAAAGATCGCATTGGGATCATCCACAACATAGCCAAAAGCCATATTGGTAGATGTTGACAAAGCAGCCGGGTAGTACTGACCTTGAACGGTTTGACCGCTTGAGTTTACGTACTGACAACCAACCAACACACCAACGTTAGTACCAGTGTCAGTGGTGCTACCAGCGACAAGATAGCCGCTCGTATCAACTTTGACGGTATCGCCGTTGAGAATAGCGGTCGCGTAAGCTGGCGCTACAGGGATTTGACGGATCGCTCCGGCGTAGGGTAGACCATCCAATCGGTTGATTGGACGAAAACCATACGTCTTGCTGACGGTGGGATAAGCCATTTCAAAAGCTCCAAAAAGTTAAGCACCTTTGCCAAAGCTGGTTGCAGATTTACGCTCAGAAAAGAGCGGCATCCGAACATCACTTTGACGCATAAAGCTATTGTCTACAGCATCTGTCTGAGCCTGGGTCTGACGAATGAAATAATCATTACGCTGGGACACAAACTCTTTTGGAGTTTTGCACAACAATAACCCGCCAATTTCAACGTTGTCTTTAAATCGACTCGCTGGATCAGCTAGCAGTTGAAACTTAGGCTGCTCAGTCAAAAGAACTGGCTCCCATCCCTCTCGGAGTTTGGCCGAAAGATTACGTGGGTCAGCTGCATTCAACGTTGAAACCCGTATCCAGCGATATGAATAGTCGGGATGCTTGTCCGGTTCTGGTAAAAGTTCCGGCAACGCCCACTGCTTTGGACGCTCTTCTGCATTACGATCTTCAAGTTCTCTGGGTTTTCTGTTTTCAGCCATGATTAGGCCTCCAATTTAAGTACTGCCTGAGCATATTGCTCGGGAGTTAGATTTAGCTTCTTCGCGATTCCTAGTTGACTTCTGGTCAAACTAACCCTCTTTGAAGAAGTAGAGCGTGTAGCCGGTGCAACCACCAAACTTGGTTTTGTAGACCGATTACCGGTCCTTTGAGTGTCATCTTCCGATTGGTCCTGAAACCTTTCTGGAAAACGTTGTCGCATTGTCTCATTGATGCGCCGATAGTACTCTGCAGAGGAAAGCACTACACCTTCTTCCTTGAGGACTTCGTGCAAAGCCAAGGCCATGCCAGTCATTAGTTTGTCCTCGCCAAACCAAGAATTCTCTTTCTGCCAAGACTGAGCCTTGGTGTCTACGGGAATGGTCGGCGCGGTTCTTTGGGTAGTTTGTACCTCATATTTTTCTTCTTGTAAAGCCGGTGGCTTAAAGTTTGATACTTTTTCCACCTTAATTGAGGCAGAATTAAGCTTTTTCTGGGCTGCAAGTAGCTTTTCTGAGTCACCAGACTCATATGCTTCCCGATATTCTCGTTCCGCATCAGCCATTTCCATCTCTACAGACCGCTTTACAGACTCTAGAACGTGCTTTTCACTGTTGGTTAGGTTGGATTTGAGCCTATTGTTCTCTTCAATAAGCCGTTTTGCCAGATTAACAGCCTCGGCCTGCTCCCTTTGAACAGCTTCTTTCTCTCGCCGTTCATCATGAGCTAGCTTCTTGAGCTGGACCAGCTTCTTCTTTACCTTAGATGAGTAATCTTCTAGCTCATCGTTGTACAGCTCTTCTGCTATCTCTTTAGGTAAAGGCGCTTTGTTCCTATCGTCTTCGGGGGTATCGTCTTCAATGTCAATTTCTATTTCATCTTCGACTTGACCGCCCTTTGCTTTGGAATCTTCAAGTTCATCAGGGAACTTATATTGTTCGTTTGCCATGTTTTCTCCTTATTTGCGCCGAATGCCGCGAGGATCGTCAACAATGCCCTCTACAGAGTCATCATTGATGATTCGGAATTCTTTGCCGTGGATAATTAGCCGGGTGCCGGCGTGAGGTCTAACCAAAATAAAGTCGCCTTGCTTGCACCAAGGACCGCTCGGAAAACGAGTTTTGTCTTTGTAGCAATCTAGCCCCAAATCAACCACAAAAAGCACGGTTGTAAGGGTTTCCTCCATATTGATAGTTTCGTCAGCTTTTATCAAGCCGCTGTCAAATTCCTTGTCCACTTCAGGGATCGCACAAAGAATGCGATACCCAGAGGGCCGTGGAAGTTGTTTTGCTTTTTCCTCAACTGTCTTGGAAATGGTTCCAATAATTTGAGGATTGTCTGGATTGGTTGCCAGTAAAATTTCACTCGTCATCTGCGTCCTGTAGTCTGTGTTGTAGGTCATTTAAGAATAGCCGCGCAGTAAGTAGACCTTTCACTTCGCCGCACGTTTTTTTGTACTCCGCAAAGTCTTTAACGTTGTCATCCGCTAAAGCTTCTTGGAGTTGCAAAACTCTGTCATTGATCTTGGTGACCACATGTTGTAAATATTTGTCTATCATGATTTGCCCTGGGTTGCTTTAAATCGTTCGATTTCCAACTTAGCCGCATCGTTTTTAGATTCTTCTTGTATCCGCATTAAATCCAAATCACGTTGCATTTGGATGCGGTTGTGTTCATTCTGCACTTGGGCCATCTTGGCCGTGTTGTCAGTTTGAACTTTCTGCCCTTTAATATCTACTTCTTTGCTGCGAATCTCCAGCTCTTTTTGTTGCATTTGAATAAGCGGATCTTTGGCAAGCTCTTGCGCTTTTTGCTGTGCTGCAGTTGCTTGGTTTTGTTGCAAGAGCTGTTTACCAGCTTCGGCAATAAGCTTAGACAGCTCAACTTCAATTTCCGGCGGCAGCTGCTCATCAGGAGGTGGCAATACAACGCCCATACGTTTTTCCATCTCGGCCCGGTAATGAAATCCCAAATGTTCGGCAATATGCGCTTGCAATGCAGCCATGATTACGTTGGCCTGTGGGTTTTGCCCAATGGTTTTCATAATCAAAGGGTCTTGCATAAACATTGTATGAGCTGCAATGTGTGCATCCTGGTCTTGGAAGATAAATGCCTTCATGGGTTTCCCCTTCAAAGCATTCATATTTTCAGAGATGGGATCTTTGGGCATCTCATCGTCTTCCAACGGTACTAGCTTTTGCGCGTTCTTAATACCCAACACATCTAACATCTGGCGGTGCAGCTGCGGCAAATCATAAATCTGCGGGGCCATCTGAGCCAGCTGTATTACTGCCTGATATTGAACCACTTTCTGCGCCATGGTTGACGCATTGGGGTCCGACACAGGAATAACGTCTACAGCATCATAATCAGACTGCTTGGCTTTTTTACTACCTTCTTCGGGCTGGTAGGTATATTCGGCAGGCGTGTAGTCCCGAATAATGTCTCTCAGCAACCGCAGCTCTTGCTTAAATGAGTAATGAATCCTTGCCTGGACGGCTGTCATTACCTTTAAGGTTCTTTCCAATATCGCAAGAGTAGTTCCCACAGGACTGTTGGCCGACATGTCAGCAACTTGGATATCTGCAGCCGATGCAAACCTTCGACCTTCATCAACAATCTTGTCCAACAAACCTGCCAAAACTTGGCTTGGCTCTTTATATGGCAAAGGCATAAAGTTATCTTTAATTGCCCCGCTTGGAACGTCCACATCACGCCATTCTGCCGGCGCAATTGGCGTGTCATCGCCTTTAATTCTTAACCCACGGGCTTTGAAGCCGCCGGGAAGGTTGGCTAATGTTCCAGCATCTACAAGTTGACGCAAAATAGACGTACCAGACTTGGCAAATGCCCCAACCAAGTGAATCAGGCCAAAACAATAGAAGCCAAAGCCTGGAACATATCCATAATGGACAAAATGCTGCCGTTTTTTATGATTCTTGTCCTCTGGGCGCCAGTTTCTGCGAATAGACAAGCACTCTTGACTGCCTTTTTCAATGGTAACTATGTATGGAAGGGCAATTCCCGTAGGTTCACCGTCTTTATCTTTGTGTTCAAAGCCCGGAAGATCCAAATCCACGCACATTTCCAGCAATTTATACCGGTCATCGCTAGAAGCACGGAAACCCATCTTCTCCGCAATCTTTTTTTCCACTTCATCCAACGTGTTTTGCGGCTCACCCAGATCTATATCCAAATAAAACCCGGCAACCTGCAGTTTCTTTAGATCATTTTTGGTTTTACGCATAACGTGAGTCACGCGCTCGGCCGTTTCCAAGTTAGAAGCACCATACGGCACCACCATATCCTCGGCCGGCACAAAAATAGACGTTTGACGGTCTAAGCTGGGATCAAAATACACCTTCTTAAAGGCATTGCCAGACAAACCCAAGCCCCAAACCATCCGCTCATGCTCTGGCCTAAACTCGGTCATTACATCAGTAAGCTCGTAGTTCATGTCATCTTGAACTCGCATCGCCTTATCGCGGGTTTCGGGTGTGTCTTTACCAATGATCTGCGTCTTGACTGGCCCGGCTGCTGGGAAGGTAGACATCATTGTCTCAGCTTGAAACTTTACCAACGCTTCAGACAACAAAGGATGGTAAACACCACAAGCCCCAGGCCAGGGGTCTGTGCGCTCTTCAATCTTCAACCCCAAAAGCTGCAGCCCGTCTACATACGTCTGCATCCAGTCACGCCGTGATGTGACATCTTCTTCATAGTCCGAAGTCAAGTCTCCAACCAACTCGGCCAAAGTTTCGGCGTCTAAATGCTCAGCCAGATTGGCATTAAAGTCATCTTCTACATCGCCCGTCAAAGAGATTTCAACATCGCCTACTTGGATGTTTAACTCCTCAGGATCGACAATTTCAATCTCAATGTCGGGTTGGTCAATTAATGATTCCAACCCCTCAGGGGCTTCGTACAAAGATTTATCAATCATATGCGTCCTTAATAGTAAGCCGTTTTGCGTCTAAACTGAAGTGGCTCATCCGGTTCGTCTGTTTGTAACCGGATAAATCCACCCTTTCTAAATCGTATCAAAGCCTGCGTGGATGAGTCCACCAAGTCATCATGATCCGAATTAGGAAATGCCGCCATCTCTTCAATCAACTCATCAGCCCATCTTGTGGCCGGCGCCCACACCTTACCACTGGCAAATAAGTCAGATACAGAATTGATCCTAACCATCTTATCATTACCCCTACTCGGTGTAAATTCACTCACAGGTATCCCCATCGCCCTTAACTCATATATCAAAGGCGCCCCAGAAGCCTTTGCCTCAACAATAAAAGCATCCGGCTCCCACTCCTGGTAATGGCGAAAAGCCTTTTCCTTTAACTCAGGAAACTCCATCCGCTTTTTAAACGCATCCAGCAAAATCACATTGGCATCGTTCTCGTTCTCATCTTTATAAAAAACCCCCCATGTCGTACAAGCCGAATAGTCAGCCCTCTCCGACTTGGTAAACGCCGTATCCCACGACTGGATAATGAATTCACACCTCGGGGGCTTTTCATTCTTCCACTCCTGCCACCACTCCCTCTTGATAATCGCCCCCTCTTCAGAGGTAGGTTCCTGCTGATACTGAGCATTCCATTTCCCAGCCGGCAGCTCAAGCTTCAAAGCCAACAACTCATCCAGGCTCCAGAACTCCGGCCACAACGGCCTCTCACTCGGCAATATCGCTGGAAAACTAATCACCTCCCAATGCTCACCATCTTTGTCAATCATCGATTGCAAAATTCTTCCAGTCAAATCTTTCTTTGACCACCTCGTCATCACAACCACAATTGCCCCGCCCGGCTGTAAACGCTGCCGCGGTCCAGATGTATACCACTCATACACCTTGTCAAAAATCTCCGGACTCGTAGCCGCCAACGCCGCCTCTTGCTCAGAATGAGGGTCATCAATGATCAATAGATCCGCACCCTTACCCGTCACCGTGCCCCCAACACCAATAGCAAAATACTCCCCATCCCCAGAAGTAGCCCACCGACCCGCCGCCTTACTATCCTGCCTCAACGTCACATTTGGAAAGATTTCCGCATACTGACTAGAGTCCACCAAGTTCCTAACCTTTCTACCAAACCCCACAGCCAGATCCGCTGTGTTTGACGTCTGGATAATCTTCTTGTTTGGGTACTTCCCCAAGAACCAACTCGGCAACAAAAACGAAGCAAACTCCGACTTCGTGTGCCGGGGCGGCATATTGATAATCAACCGCTTCAACTTCCCCTCCGCTATCTCCTCAAACTTCTTAGCCATCACCTTATGATGCCGACCATCAATAAACCCAGGCCACATCGCCTTTGTAAACTTCAGAAACGATAAGTGCGCCTCCTCCCTCTTCTTCGCCCGCCTCAACTCAAACAAATCTTCAAATACCTGCTCCTGCACATTCAAAGGCAACTTCTCTATCGCTAATGCAATCGACTCTACGTTCACTCAATACTCCGAAAATTTATATACACCGGCCGGATAGACCTCGGGCGCCTTGGCAACTTCTTACATATCCCCAAATCACACAACCTACTCATCACCCTATTAACATTCCCCCGCCCCCTATCCCCAGTCATCCTCATAATGTCATCTATAGACGGCCCATACCCCATCTTCTTCCAATACTCATCAATACACAAAAACACCACCTTTTGCTTTGGCGTCATACATCTATCCATCCCATCTTCCAAACCCCTTACCTTCTTAATACTTTCGTTACGTTTTGGTAAATTTACCACTTCACTCATTTCCATTTTTTATACCCCCCTCCCCCTCTTCCATTTCAACATCATAGGGGGGGTCTTCTGCTGGTAAATTTACCACTTGATTCTCCGGAGATTGTTTGAGTGGAATAGTATGCGGATGCCGACCGGCCGCGGCCCCGTCGATCTGGCCGGGTGCCCCGGTGGTGGGTCCGCTGGATTGGCCTTCCAGATTGCCTGCCTCCTTGGCGCCTTCGTCCCCAGCTGGTGCATTTCCCCGCAGCTCTTCCAATAGGTCCAGACCTTCATCGTTCACTTGTATGTCCGTTACATCCTTCAGAGTCTCCATGATCCGCGCGCGTATGTCTCCAGACTTAGAGATCGTGGTAATTTGTTTATGCTCGACAAATGCCCCTACCTCGAAAAGCTGGCCCAGTAACTTCAGGCATTGGACGCGCTGGGCCGGTGGAAAGTCTTGGTCTAGCGTGTGCTGCACCAGCTGCTGGACCAAGAGACTCTTCAATTGTGCAGGGGTTCGATGTTTCTCTGCCTCTATTGCCAGCTCGTATGCTGCTCGTTCTGCCTGGATACGGCTGTCCTTGGCTAGCCTACTGGCATGGTTCCCTTGTGTGGCCGGTGTTCCTTTGGTGTTGTATGACCTTCTATATGCTTCTGCCTGACTTGGTGCCAATGCCAGCTGCCGGGCGAATTCCTTTTGACGATTGGTTAATGCTGAGTTCTTCCCTGGACCGGCCGACAGTAGATGCTCTACCGGCCATTGATCTAACCCTTCCTTGATCTGGTCCCTTGTGAGTTTCTTTATCGGCCTAGTCTTACCGGCCTGCTTGGTCTGCTGCATTGTTTCGTCCTGGGTACGAATTGATAACTCGCCAACTCTAATCGATCACCCCCGCGGTTTCAAGTACCCCAGCTGCTGCAGCCTGACTGGTAAATTTACCACTTGGCCCCGCTGCTCTTACCGGGCCGCAGCTGCTCCCTGGTAAATTTACCACTTGTTTTGTTCCGTTGTCTCCGATGTGACAAACGATCTATTGACAGATTAATAGAATACAAGACATGGCATCAACCGATGTCATGTGTAGCAACCAACCTAAAGGGTTTCCAAATGAAGAAAGTGTTTACGTATCTTGTTTATGCGTGGAGTGTCTTGGCCCTGGTGCCTATGGCCCTTTCTCCCTTCTTCCCCCACGCAACATCCATGACCATGCTCGCGCTCTCCGGCCTGTGCGTTGTTGTGGCCGTCTGCTGCGGCATCATTTCTGAGGGAGCATGACTATGTGGCGCATTGTTTTCCTGGACGAAATGTATTGGATCATGAATTTGCTGGGTGAAGAGAAGTGCGGTCCATACGAAACGCTGATTGAAGCGCGACTTGACTTTAACCAGGGGGTACATCTGTGAAGACAACCTACCTTGTGGCCTGTAGTGCTGGCAAACTTGCTGCTCCAGCTGCTGCGCGTGATCTCTACACCGGCCAGACCTTCAAGCTGGCCCGTGCCCTGGCTGAGTCCCGCGCGGATCGTTGGGCTATCTTGTCTGCTCGTCATGGCTTGGTCGAACCCGATCAAGTGATCGCGCCTTATGACTTGGCCCTGCGTGACTGCAGCCTGACTTCCAGACGCGCCTGGGGTGCCAAGGTCAGCGCAGCCCTACACACTCGCGGATACCGCGGTGGCCGTGTCGTGCTGCTGGCCCCACGCGCCTATGTGATCCCGCTGCTGGCCGACAAGCTTGGCTCAAATATGTTTGACCAGTTTGACACACCCCTTGCCGGTCTAGGCATTGGTCAGCAGCTGGGTTACCTATCCACTCAACTGAAAGGCCAACATGAATTACACCTTGTCTGAGCGCATTCAGCGCGTTGTTTTTCTTCTGGCACTTGTCGTGCTGGCCCTTGATCTTTTCCTTTGGAGGCCTCTATGAATGAAATTGATATCACCCCCAGCTGGACCTCCCTGGTCCCCTTGTTCTCCATGCTGCTCAGTCAAGATGAATTGACCAAGGAGGCACGGCAGCTGGTCACCCAGGAACTCTTCCGCATGG